CTTCCTGATGATGTTTTAAAATAAAAACCTACGTACTCATCCCCATTAGAGGCATAACTTAGCTCCTTACCAGAGGTATATAAATTAGTTTTTATTTGTGAAGGTGGAAAATACATATTATTCTGGGTATTGAGTTTTTCTATTTTGGGAAAAATTAATAATTGTTTCAATTAACTGTATTGATGGATAAACATCATATTTACCCGAACCTAAGTATGAGTTATGGGTATAAATTCCTTTAACATTATTTCTAGCATTTTTAGATTTTTTGTTTTTCTTTGGGAACATATCTTCATACCATTGTTTAGCTGCTGGTCTTAATTTGCCGCCACTAGTAAAAAAGTCTTTTGGAGCAAGAGGAATGGAAAATTTATCAGACCACGCGGCTATAACTATCCCCATTCTTTCAAGTTGTTTTTGAGGATATCTTTGATAATAACTATAACCTCTATAAGAAATATATTTATAGTATCTACCAGATGATGATTTATAATCATGTTGACCTTTATCTACTAATTTTACTGGTCTTGATACTCCACCCCATTTTTCATCAGTTCTAGTAACACCAAGCCCCGGGGAATAATAAGTAGCGGTTTTATCAAGATAAGTTCCAGATTTCTTTTTTAGAAAACCAAGACATTCAAGTTCCATTGATAAACTTGGTTTAGAAGTAGAAGAACCAGCTCCAGTATTATTAGACCAATACTCATCAGCAAACATTTGTTCATAACCCCCATCTCTAGTAATTACATAATGTGTGCAAAGAGGAAATGTTTTAACAGATGAATAAGACCCATCATCCTTTTTCTTTTTTCTTACTGGTATTTTGCTATCAGGTTCAGTCATTCCCCAAATTTGAGCACAGGTTTCTGCACCATAGTTACCAGCAGTGTGGTGTAATATTATTGTTTTTTTCTCACTTACTTCAGGGTAATATAATAATCCAGATGGAGAGTTATTATTAATCATACTTACCCTTGTTGCATTAGTTCCTTTTAAAGAAGTANTTGGNAACTCACCCTGATTTACTAAAGCTGTGTATTCTTTTACATAAACTCCATCTATGTTTTCCCCTTGGGGAGCATCATTCTTTTTATATTTTCTTTCTTTTGGTGCCTTATCTAATTTTGGCAAAGATAAGGTTTCTAAAGTTGTAGTCCATAAATTATTAGAAATATTATGGTCAACTTTAGTTATAACAAATTTTAGAGAATCAGGATAATTGCTAGGAAGAAAAGCTTGATCAATATTAATTCTATTATAAATATTAATACCAGATAGACCATCAATAGTAAGCCCTAATTGTAAAGGAATAAAACCTGTATTATTAGAAACTATACCATCTTCTTCATAACTTAATTTATCTCTTTCGGATAAAAATGCTTTAAAAGAGGAAATTCCCTGTTTTATAAAATCTTTATTTATTTCCCAATATTGTGCTCCATCAGGACCAATTGAATCTCTTTGTTTTATATCACCATTTACTCCAGCAAAAGAAAAACTTTCTAAAAAACCACCAAAAGCCCTTATTAAATAATTAAAATAATCATTAATTGCAGCATTACTTGAAAGTACTACATCGTAATCTTCTGGGGTTAATTGAGCTACGGATTCTTTAGTCAATTTGTAAGCATAATCTTTAAGTTGGGTTTCATATTTTGTAATATATTCACTTGGTGTTTTAGAGTATTCAGTAATTGTTGGTGATGAACTCCTTGTATCGTAATTTATAGTTTGTTTTGTAATCCAACTTATACCAGGTATTGTAACGTTTTTATGTTGTTTTCCCTTAGGATCAGTAAAAGAAAATTTAACACCGCCATTAGTAGATCCACTTACTTTAAGGGTTTCTTTTAATTTGTTAAATGNTTCATTTTTAAGTGCCACATCATCCGTTTCCGCAGTTTCCTCGGCTTCAGATTTTATTGTTTTNCTTCTACTATTTTTAGTATATTTTTCTTCAAATCTATTTTTTAATCCTTCATTCCATTTATTAAAAGGTAAAGCAGTTAAATTATTAGTATCTGAATTAGATGCAGCTGCCCCAATAGAAATTATATTAATTAAATCTGGTGATATTTTGGTTTGAAAATTAAAATCTTTTACAAAATTAGACTGATTTGAATCGGGGTTAAAACCAAAAATCTCAAAAGTAGGATCTTTTGATTCACTTGATTTTTTATTATCGGAACCTTTAGGTTGATTTTGTTCTAAAATATTGAAATTTATATCATCAGTTACTATGGGTTCTAATTTAGTTACCCCAGCCATAGATCTATTAATACCATTACATAAATTTTGTAAAAACCCAAATATACTAATATTACCTTCTGAGTCAGTATTTGTGTCGATACATCTTAATAGAAAAGTAAAGTTCATATATAAATTCATTAAATTACCATAATAAACCCCACCTGATTCTTTTTTTACAAAATCTTTTCTACCATGAAATTTAGTTAACATCTGATAAGTTGTGTCACCTGTAGTAAAAGCTCCATCTACTATTTGTTCAGTAAATATTGGTTTATAAACACAAACTCTGGGGTCAAAAGGAATAGAATTAAGTTCATAATTACATTTAATTTCATCACTAGCTACAAATTGTATTTGAGGAGTAGATTTAGTAGATCCATTTTTTACTTCCTTATTTACTATATCAAAAAAATCTGTTAAAAATTCACCTAAAGCTATAAAATGTCTATTATCATAATTTTTTCCTAATTTATTTCTTACATAATTAGTTTCATATTCAGCTGATCCTGAGGCTGCAAATGTACCCCCTAAATCAGGAAGATATAAATAATTTTTATCAGTATAGGGAAAATCTGCTTTAGTAATATTTAAATCAATACTAATTAAATCACTTCCCAAATTAGCTGTATTTCTAATTTTTTTAATTCCTTCTTCCGATGTTGTATCAACTCCCTCCTTTGAAAGAATTTGTGCATTTATATTTCTTTTTACTGTTTCTGAAATTCCAGAACTTGGTACATTAGCTCTTAGGGAAGTAATAACACTACCTAAAGTAAGTAAGTTAAGTGTAATATCATATGTCCCATCACTTTGTAAATCCCAAGAAAAATTAGTTACTTTACCAAAAAATCCATCATAATTACCCTGATAAGCTTTTCTTTTGGTCTCAATAGCTGATAAAATTTCTTTTTGTTGGTATGATTTACCTTCCGTAAACCATAAATCTTCTAATAATGTTGTTTCTGTATCTGCAATATTTGCACCTAATTCTGAAATACCTTCAGCGTATTTATCCCAACCATATTCTAATAACATAACATAACCTAACCTTAAATATAGTAATTCAATTATACCAAATTGGAATTTATTATATGCTTTTATTGTTACAGTAGCTTTTTTAATTGATCCCCTATTTACACAATCAACGTTTACATCAATAATACCAGGAACAGGTTGCAAGCCCCTAGTGATTCCTATACCCCCATAAAGTGAGTTATTAAAAAGATTTGATTTGCTAGTTGCTACACCTGATCTAGAATCATAAATAGTTGGGATTTTTTCAACAATAGTATCATCCCCTTCTCCCGATGTGGTTTTATCATACCCAGGAGTAACTTTTTGAGTTGTATTAAATAAAACAAAATTTTTAGCTAATTTTAAACCTTTAAATTGTTCTATATCAAAAGTAGAAGTATAACCAGAAGTACTAACTAAATCTTTTAATTTTTTTTCTGCTTTAGAGGTAATTTCAACACCTGAAGCTAATTTTACCCAAGAATTTCTATTATTTAGATAATTAATAACATTATTATCTCTAACTAAAGGATTTTCATTGTAACCCGCCCCAGCAATTGCTTGTCTAGTTTTAATTTGGTTTAAATATACTTCATTAATATTTTCTCCTAATATATTTCCTGTCATAACTAAATACTTTCATTAAAGGCATTATATTGTGCTATTGCTCCCCCTACATTTTGTGGAATACGTATTTGAACTCCAAAAGGTGGAATTATAGAATTTTGTTCTAATTGGGGGTTGGCAACTGAAATTAACCACCAAAGACTAGAATCACCATAATACTGCTGAGCTAAAATGTCAAATCTATCACCTTCATCTGTATAAACATAAATGTCATTGAAGCTTAAGGGTATATCTGGGTATTTGGTTGTTCCATAATATCTTTTTCCCTTATCTGTTGAAAATGAATCTATTTTACTATATCTACTCATCTTTAATTAAATATTGATAATCTGCAGAATTAGCCGTTGGATTACCTGTTGGACCATAATTTGTTGTATAACCGTTAGTTAATGCTATAAAATGTTCTTTACCTACATTATTAATAACACCTTCTCCTTTATCTGTTGGTAACGCAGATCCACTATTTTGATTAGCGTCTATTTCACCAAATGTATTTTGTTGTACCCTTGGTACAAATTTTTCTATTGGAATAAAGTTAAAACCACTAACATTTATTCTATGAGGCATTTCTTTAACTGATTGATCAGATCCTCCATTTTCATCTATTGCTACTTCCCAAGGTGAATCTGTAGGTATTTCATAAGTAAAAGATGTTACAATACCAGGTTGTTCAAAAAAGTAACCACCAACAGTTAAAGTAACTAAATTCCCCCTCATATATCCAAATTTAGAATAATCTGGCGCCATCATTGAAGCCATATAGTTTAATTTTTGATACATAACCATTAATTCTGGTTTTGATTGGGCTACTACAGTCCAACCTAAATTAACAGATCTATCATATCCTTGATAATTATAGAAATTTTCTCCACGACCCATGTATTTTTGAGTATCCCAAGTTGCATTATAAGAATCTGACATTTCATTTATAAAAGCTCTAAAATGCATATAAGTTTTTTTACTAGGATCATTATTATCAATAACACCGATTCTAAACTTAACTAAGTCATTTAAATCACTATCAAAAGTTGTACCACCAATATCATTTTTATATAAAACTTTACCCGTTATCTTATCTAGAGCCCCTAATGGTTTTCCAGTAGCAGGATCAGTTATACCCTTAGAATAAGATAATTTTTGGGTTGGAGAATAACCTCCTGGATTTCCTAATGATACTCTATTTTCTATATTTTCTGTTAAATAATCAGGTGATTGGGGTTGGTCACTTAGATTTTGTCTAAAATCTTGTAAAATTTGTCTTCCTGTGTATATATTATTTTTTCCACCATCATTAATTGATCCAGATGAAACCGAGTTCATTAATTGACCATAATCTAAAGTAGTACCTAATCCTCTAACATTGGCCGTATTAGAAATAAAACCATCTTGAAAAACATTATTACTCCATTCTTTAATTTCTCCAGTATTAATATCATCATTAGTAGTTTTATATTCTTGGCCTACAACATCCAATAAATTGACCCCCATTAAAGTTTCGTAAACTCTACTTACTGAACTAGGGTTAAATATTTTAGCACCCTGGAAATTAATATTTCTTGGATTTTTGAAAATAGAATAATCTTCAAAACCTGGATTAGAACCAGAAACAGTATTACTTAGGGTTCCACCAAATATAGCTCTAATTATATTGCCTAAAAAAGTTCCTCCAGGAGTTTTTATTTGAGTACCAAAAAAGCTATTATTATTTAAAAAAACATTATTTCTTCCCGTTCTATCTGAAGCTAATCTTATATTAGTTTTTCCAACACCAACAACAGAACCGGGACCTCCTGAGTAGTCATACAAAATATTTTTTCCATTACTATTTCCAATTATATGAGTATTATAAAAAGAAACCAATCTACTTAGGGTTTCTCCCCCATTATTAGCTTGAAATCTTTCTTGTGCTGCATCAGTTTCAAAATAAATAGGATTTCTTAAAGGTAATCTATTTAGGAAATTAGTAAGTGTAACACCCCCACTAGCATTAGATTCAGAAGTAGAAGCAAAGGGATTTATACCTTGTTTTAATAAATGGCCTCCAAAGGCATTTACACCAGCTTGTGCTAAAGTAGAGGTAGGTAAGTAAACACCATTATTTAATGGTAATCTGTTTGAGTCAAATGGGTTAAAATTACTTAAAAAACCCGCATTTGAATTATCCTTAGCTTTTATATTTACAGAAGTTCTAGATAATATTTCCTGTTTAGCTGTAAATAAAATACCATTAGGTGATTTTAAATCAGTAAACATTTTATTTAACCTAGATACATCCTGTACTGATCTACCTGGGGCCAATGTTCCTCCCCTTAGAAGAAAATCTTCAACTTCTAAAGCGGGGTTAATATCACCAGTAGGTATAGGAGTTGTAATATATGGTTGACCACTACTAGCACCATCACGTCTATCCCTCCCATACCTTAATGATTTAAGATCGGTTGTAAGGTTAACTAGGGGCATAATTTACATTTAAGCTTGTACGTTTCCTGTAGTATCAACAGCTCTTGGTGAATCAGAAACATAATCTTGGTAAGTACCATCCGAAAATGTATTATTAATTGGAATAGTACTACCATCTTTTAATGGTCCTTTTGGTGTTTCACCTTTTAATGGAGTTAATGTTGATCCTTTTTCTTCAAATTTTTTTAATAAAGGCATAATTTTAAATTTAAAAATTGTTATTTGTTATAAATATGTTACTGGATTGGAAATGCGCTTAAGCCTGCTACTGTACCCACTTGTATTGAATCCATATTAAGTTTAGGTTCAGGTTTATTTGCTATAGTTTTAAGTAAATTTTTCATTTCCATTAATTCCTTAGCCGCTTTATCATCTCCTGTATTTCCCGTTTGTATATTAGGTGAAACAGCAATACCATCTCCTGCTGCTGTAACTGTTGTAGCTCCAAATTTATCAGTAATAGTAAAAGGTCCTTTACCAGGGGGTGCAACACCATCAGCAACAGCATTTATTGTACCTGCAACCACCGCAGCAGCGGCTATACCTGCAATAACTGGGCCAGTTGCTACTCCAAATGATAAAGCTATTGCCATTGCCGCAGCAGCTGCAGCTGCTATAATTAAAAAATTACCTAGCTTAGCCATTTGATCACCTAAATTTTCGGTAGCTATTTTTTGTTGCTCCTGTAAAGAAAGTGCTTGTTCTTGTCTTACAATTTCAGCAGCATTTCTTTCTTCTTCTTTCTTTAATTCCTCATCTTTTTGAGCTGCTAAAGCTTCACCATTAAGTACCTGATCAGATAATTGATCTACAGACATTCCTAAAGCTGCAGCTAAAGCTTGTTGTTGAATAACATTCATATTTTGAAGTTCCTCTAAACTACCCGCTTCTCTAACTAGCTCCCTCATTAAGCCTTCTTGATCTCCAACTAAGGCTGCTTGTCTAGCTGCTTCTAAATTTAAATCCCTACCAAGTAATAGCTCGGCTTCCATTTCTTTTTCAATAGATGATTGAAAGTCTAAAAGTTGACCTGCAGCACCTGCTATTGCATCCATTTCTACACCTAGTGATTTAGCAACAGATACAGCTTTAGCTAATCCACCTGGGAATTTATCAAGATTTAATCTTGTTTGACCTGTAATTTTACCTGCGTCTTCTAAAACATTTTTAAGGTTTAATCTAATTCCAAATTCTTTTTCTGCACTACGTAACTGTTCGGCTGCATTTAAACTTAGATTTTTTACGGGTTTTCCAGTTGCCATAGCTAATTTAGCTAATTCTCCAGTAGATTCAGCCGATAATTTAAGTCTTCCTTGTAATTCTCCTGCTGCTTCCGCAACTTCTTTATCAAAAACAATTGCGGTACCACCTAAAGCAGTATTTAGGGATTTTATACCCTCCATTTGTTCTTTAAAAGTAATTTTTGTTAAGTCTCCAAGAAAATCACCAACTGTTCCCGTTAATTCAGTTTTAAGTGCTTTAGCTTCGTCTTTAGACATACTAAGATCCCTTGCTAAATCGGTTACTTTTTGGTCTGAGTCTAAAAATATTGAAGTTAATTTACTAGCAACAGCAAAAAGAGCACCAGCCGCTAAAGCTGACTTATCTAAATTATCGAACATGTTGCCAACTTGAATTTTAGCTTTTTTAAAGGCATCTCCTGTTTTACTACCAGTAGATACCATATTTTCTATATCAGCTTTGGATTGTTTAGAAGCAGCATCCATATCAAAAAACTTATTAAGGGCTCCTAAACCAATCTTATCAAGAAGATCTGTTGTTGCTTTACCAATTTTGGAAATAATATTAAGAGATTTCTCCTGAGCTTTTATTCTATCAAGTTCTATATTTAATAGTCCCTCTTCAGTATCAAGTGATTTTAATAAGGCTTCATTATCTTCTTCACTAATTGCAAGTCCCTCAGCTCTTGCTGATTCAATATCGTCTAAAACTTGTTGTCTTCTATTTTGTACATCATTTATAAGTTGTTCGGCTTTAGCTTGACTTCCGGCACCTTTATCAATTTGTTCCTGTAATTTTTTTCTTTCATCTCCTGTTTTTTTAGTAGCTTCAGCTGCTTTAGATAAACCTTTATTAAATTGTGTTTGTAATTTTTCTAAAATTTTAGCATTATTTATAGATTTTTCCTGAGGAGTAAGAAAGCCCTCCTTAAATGTAACAGCTAAAGATTTTAAGGTAGTATCCAGATCTAATAATACCGACTGTAAGTCTTCGGCATTATCACCTGCTTTTTTAATATCATCACCAATTGCCATAAAGATGTTTTGTTATAAATATTAAAAAATGAAATTTATTTGTATGAAGAACGTTTAAAAGCTTGTTTAGGATTTTGTTTATTAAACTTAGGAGGATTAATCTTTCCCGTTTTTTGATCTAAAATATTAGTTGTACCTTTTCCTTTTCTGGAATCGTTCATTTGTTTAGTTAATTTTTTATTGTATTCATCTATTTCATTAAATACAAATTTTCTTAACCAAATAGGCATATTATATACAGTACCAAAATCATAGCCACCATTACCATGGTAAACAATATTATGGATTTGAGTAAATAAATTTTTACGAAATTCCCCAGAATTACTTAACGTCAGGCCAAAAAAACGATAATCCAATGGGAATGTTTGCTTTTTCGTCTGATCCATCGGGAAAAAAAGTCAGATCTACGTCTGGTTGGATTTCTTTTATAAAGCTTCTAATTGCTCTGGCATCCCGAGCTAATAAATATTTATCAATAAATTCGCGTATTTTTTTAGTTTCGGTTTCTCCCTCAACAGCAGTAATTGTATATTTTAGTCTAGTAGTACTAGTAGCACTTGAATTTTTATTTATTCTTCTTAAACTTTCCAATTCTCTATTAATTTTACTTTCATCAGCATGCTTTAATAACTTTAATTTAATATTTGTTTTTGAAGCTGGAAGCGTAAAATCAAAGCTATTTTCAGCATTCCATAAACTTTCATTAGCTTTAACAAATTCAACTTTAGATAAATCTATATTATATTTTTCACCATTATATTCGAAATTATAATCGTTACCGTAACCTAAAACTCTTGCGGCAACCATAATAGCATTTTTATCTCCAATTAATAAATCATCATAATTAATTTTACTTACAATTAAGGATTTAAATAATTTATCTAATACTGTGCCATTTTTAATATAAGATGAATTAGATAATATATCTTCTTCCTTAGCAGTCATATACTTAATTTCTACTTTGCCACTAGAAAGTGGATTATCTTTATCATAAAGTAAACCTTTAGAGGGTAAATCTACTGTTTCAGTAGGTAATTTAAATTCAGCCATAATCTTTATTTATTTATAACATTGTTGATTATACATATATAAAGTAAGAAAAAGCTTGACCTAAGCCAAGCTATTTTCTACAGTAAATAATTAAAGGTTATATTGCCATATTTAATGGCTCGGTAAATAACCAACCGACATGATCTTTAACATTTAAACTAAAAAACAATTTATCCATTTGACCACCTCTTCGGTTTTTACTAAACCAAATAGCTCTACCACCATCTTGTTGGAATTTAATATGAGCCATTGCGGTAATCATGTGTTTAAACCTGTTACTACCGGCGAATTCTCCACCTTTAGTAACCTGCTGAATAATCATAAAATTAGTGTTTCTTTTACTTTGATTTTCAGCTTTATTATGTTTTTCAAATAAATTTAACAGTTGAGTCTCTGCATTTTTCATAGTACCACCATGGAAATCTACAACAGCAACTGCTAGTTCGGCAAATGAATCTATTAAAACTGAATCCCATCCTTCATGAAGAATAGATTTTAAAATAACTAATGGATCATTTTCAATCCAATCACCCATAAATAAAATAGGTAATTTACCGAATTTAGGAAATCTTTTAACCATACCAACCATATCAATCTGATTCATCTCACCAGAAATAAATAAAACTTTATGGCCATTTTTTTTCATATTAGCAAGCATATCAAGTAAAACAGTAGTTTTACCAACACCTGGATCTCCAACAAATGCTACGTTAGTACCTTTCATCATACCTCCTTCACTAGAAAGTAAACTATCAATTTTAGTACCAGTTTTCATTGGGACAAATAGCTCAGGATTGAACTTAAAATCATCCATCATCATTGTTGATGGTTTGAATCTATTAACGATTTTACCAACTTTACGGCTTGGTCTACCTCTTTTAATTTTTACTATGTTTGACATAACCTTTATTATTATTAATTATTTACAGGGTAAATATACGCTTCCTCCTTACGGTAACCAAATTTTTCCGCGGGAGTCTTTAAAAGAAATAAAAAAAGCTTGACAAGAGTCAAGCTAATTTTAAAAAGGGGTGGGTATAAATTTTTAGAAATTCAATACACAGTAATCTGGTTGTACTGTCATTGTTAATTCCTGAGCCGTATTTTCAGTATCCCAATTGAAATCACCAAAACTTGCTTCAGTAATAAATGCTCCTTTAATAATCCATTCAGATACTATATCACCTACTGGACCTAATACATTAATAGTAAGATCTTTTTTATAGAAATCACTATAACCGTCTCTACCAGTTACTGATTCGTGGTGTAATCTTACCCACTCCATTACTGCTTGAGCACCAGAAGGGGTTATTGGATCAAATAATGTGAAATCAATTGTATTCCAAACAGTTTTACCTTTAACATACCTTTGAACATTGATATGATTTAAGGGAACAGAACCTTGACTAACTGATACTGCTGATACTCCCTTCATAATATACGAAGGAAAACCATCAACAAATAAAATAAATCTGTTAGCTTGTTTTGGCTCAAAAGCTGTGAAAAATACTTCGTTTGGGTTTAATACTGCCATTTTATGTTTTTATTTATTATAAATATTCTATTTTTTAACTTTTACGCTGGGAATGTTGCCCCTGTTGGTAATACATTGAAATCTAGTATAATAAATTCAGCTGTTTTAGTTGGTTGTAGGAATATTTGACCTATCAACTCATTTCTATCTATTACATCTGGTGTATTATTACTTTCATCCATTACTACTTTAAAGGCATACAATCCTTGTCTTTGTTGTACACTTTCTAAATATGGGTTAACTTGCGTTAAGAAATTCTGTCTTGTTGCTATTGTATTTTGTTCAAATACTAAATTATCAGCAATCTGAGATATGAAATCTTTAAGTGCAATTAACAATCTTCTAACATTAACTCTATCTAAAGCACTAGCTGCTTTTTGTAGTGTTTTCTGACCAAATACTACTACGCCCTGTTGTGGGAATGTAGCTAATGGGTTTACATTTGCTTCATATAATGTATCTCTATTACCTGAAGTTAATTTTCTTTCAGCTCTAACAACTTGACCTAATCCTCCTCTTGTTATACCAGCTGGTGCAAACCAAGGATCACTAGAAGCATCTGTAAATGCATATACACCAGGCATTAATGTTGATGCTGGTACATATACTAATTGAGCCGTATTAGGATCTACTGTTTGAACCCAAGGCCAATAAGTTGAAGCATAACTAGAATCAAATGACGCAGCCTGTTGTGTTACAGTACCTATTTGAGAATTATAATTAACTAAATCTACAATAGCAATTGCATCACCTCTTGCTACAGTATTGTTAACTAAACTTGTTATTTGAGTAGCTCCAGTATCACTATTAGCATTTATTAAACCAGGTATTGTAATTACATTATATTGGTAAGCATCTGTATTGGCTAATAAAGCTATAGCATTATTATAATCTGAACCTTTTAATCCTTGAGCATTACTATTATTAATAAATTGGTAAAAATGAGATCCATTAGCACCATAACCTACTCCCGGGATATTTGAACCAGAAGCACCACCAAAAGAACCTGATGAAACTAAAGGTAAACTTGGGAAAAATTCACTTTTAGCTGATCCATCATTATTGAAATAATTAGGTGTAGGTTTATTAACGGCTTTAACCCTTACATAATTAGAAATATTAGGGAAAGAACCGGATTCTTGGATAAATGTTTCACCTCCTTGAGTTACTAAATTTTTATCAACATCACCTATTACTCTAGAAATATAATTATTAGCAAATGGATCTAATGATACATTATTATAAGATTCTAAAACAACTTTTTGGTTGTTATTATCATTACCTCTTCTTATAATTAAAGAAAATACACCTGATCCTGAGTTTACATTTGTTACTTCCCATCTAACATTATCTTCACTTCCGGATATTAAAGCTCCATTACCATCAACTACTTCACCACTATCATTGTCCATTATTATACCTTCCGAAATTGTTTCTAATTCAAAAGAAGATGTATAATTAAATAATCCAATTACTTGTGATACTCCTTGACCAGGTAAGGTGATAGATAAATCAACACCGTCAGCTGTATTGGATATAGATGATGAATCAATAGTTAATATATCACCTGGGGAATAATTTTCACCAGGTAAATTTATTTGAATAGCAGATGAACCTGAACCACCAGCATCTATAGTAATATCTACCGTAGCTCCATCTCCATTTCCTGTTGAAGAAGTTAAAGGAACTTCAGTATAAGCACCCACAGAACCCGAAAATGTTCCATTATTAATAGTAAATGAAGCTATACTTGCACTTATGTTAAAATTATTACTAAATGGATTATCCTCTGTTATAACTGCAGAAGATGTAGCTGGAGTAAATGATCCAGATACTACTCTTGTTACTAATAAAGATTCACCTCCATTTTGGAAGTAGTTATTTGCTGATATTGAAGTTAGATAAGAATATTGATTTGATCCACTTTCTAATGCCCCACCAAAAATAGCTTGAAATGAACTAAAGGAACTTACTAATGTAGGAATTTCTACTGGTCCTTTAACAGTTGGACCTATAATCGCTGCTCCCCTAGCTAATGGTTGACTAGTAACGAAAGATTGATCATTTTCTCTTGCTAATACTCCAGGAGATAATAATGTTTCTGCCATCTTATTTTATTATTTAATATTGTTTTATTATAAATATTAAAAACCTTTTCAAAAAACTATTCTGCTACAGTTATTTCTCCTTTTCCTAAATCAATGTTTCCATTTCCATATTTAGTTTGAAGTTCTTTAGCTACTACATTAGATTTTTCTTGTAAATCCGCTAACTTTTCTAATACCACACCTCTTTGACCATCTAATAGGGCCTTTTGAATATCAATTCTTCCTAAGTCAAGGGTAATATTATCGTTTTGTTTTTGAAAATCTACTAGTTTTTTTAGTTCTTCGTCTGATAACTTTATTGTTTTACTCATAATACAATTTATTTATAAATATTAATAAAAATTTTTAGGTTAATAACCTAAGTGCCTCCTCTAATACCCTATCTGGGGTAATAGACTTTTGGCAAATATGCTGTAATTCTGTTCCTTTGTTAATAGGACACCAATTCCAATCTCCAGCATCAAATTGAAATTCTTTTTTATTCCAACAACTATTACAAACATTAAAGTTTTGTAATTTAGTTATATTTTTTGTAAATTCATGATCGGGCTCAGTAAAATTATTAATCATTAATGTATGCTTATTTAGTGCCCAATTTATCCAAGATAAACCCGAACCTAAACCTATAAATAAATCTGCATGATATAAGTAATTAAATAATTCATTCCAAGGTAAGTTATGTCTATCTATAATATTTATTCCTTTAAACCCATTTTTACTTAGCGCAACAATATTATAACCTTTACTATACAACTTTTTAGATAATTGCTTCCAATTTTTATGAGTCCATTCTTTGCATGCGGCAGTTGCNTGAGGGCCTATACAAATGTATTTATTTTTTAAGGGTCTTTCACCAGGTGTAAAATCTACTCCATAATTAATTTCTTCAAAATCTAAACCTAATATATCAGAAGCTGATTTGATTAATGGTACTGTTTGAGGTAAAGTAGGATTTAAATTACCATTATCCCATTTTCCCTTATTACTAAACCAACCCACTTTATAATGAGCATAACAAACAAAACTACTTCCGGGATTAATAAATTTAATATCCTTATATTCCTTTAAATTTTCAAACCAATAATTATGAAATGTACTAAGAACTAATTTACAATTATATT